AGCGTCTGGAGAAGGAAGTTCGTGAAGCGGCAGAAGCATTATTGCGTTTTCTGCCAACTGATTCCCTCGGCCCGGTTTTGGCGAGCTTAGCAGCAATGGCCCCAGGAGTTATGTGATGACAGTTTCTAAAAAGGCGAAAGCCGCGGTGCTCGAACACCAACGGCTTTCTGGTGCAAATACGGTAGGTAATTGCGGAGATCAGTATGTCAAATACCGCTGAAGTTATCAAATTTCCGACTAAAACCGAGCAAACAGGAGGTCACATGGCCGACCTGTCCAACGGGTACACCCGGATCGCAAACGAGATTCAGAAGCTGAAACCACGCCTGCGTATGTCGGGGCGTGAATGGCAGTGTCTGGAAGCGGTGATCTGGCTGACCTACGGATGGAACAAAAAACAGGACCGGGTTACCAACACCGTCATCGCCGGGCTTACAGGGCTGGCTGATACGCATGTTTCTGATGCGATCAGTTCTCTGGCAGAGCGTGGAATTATTTTCAGTCACAAGCAGGGCATGATGAAAATTGTCGGTATAAATACTGACCTATCTGCCTGGATTTTGGACAAACCGAAAACGGGAAAATCCTTCCCGAAATCGGGAAAAACCTTCCCGGAAACGGTAGCCACCCAAGACTATAACAATAACAATATTAAAAGATCATCGTCAGAGAATTCTGACGAATCCTCCGACGACCGTCTGATGAAATTTTTATCAGCTCATCCTGAGGCGGTAATTTACACCCCCAACTTCACAAAATGGGGAACTACAGCTGACCAGCAGTGCGCAGAGTGGATCCTCGCCCTACTCGAAAAAGTTAAACCCTTCCCGAAGCAACCCGTCATGGCCGCCTGGGCTAACGACGTGCGTCTGATGCGTGAACTGGATGGCCGCAGCCATCGTGAAATTTGCGAGCTGTTCCAGTGGGCGAGCAAAGACGCGTTCTGGCACACGAACATCCTTTCGCCCGCAAAGCTCCGCGCTAAGTGGGACACCCTGAGCCTTCAGCGCGATGCTGTCCGCCGGACGAATGCCGGGGGCACCACCGGTATTGATTTTAACAACACAGACTGGATCAACGAGGTGTTCGATGGAAAGACTATCTGAACAACTGATGAGCTGCGATCGCGAAAGCCTGCGCCGCATTGCGCATAGCATGCCTGATGCCCCCGCAGAACGCCCTCAGGCTGAGCAGACAGCTGAAATCTTCAATGCCCTGTTCAGTGCTCTGCGCGCCGCGTTCCCGGCGGCAATGGCTGGCTTTCGTGAGCAGAGCGATTTCAACGAACTCCGCCGCCAATGGGCCATGGCCTTCCAGGAGAACGGAATCACCACCATGGCGCAGGTTGCCGCTGGCATGCGGATCGCGCGGCGTCAGGAAAAACCCTTTCTGCCGTCTCCCGGCCAGTTCGTCGCATGGTGCAAAGAGGGGCATAACCTCCTGGGATTCAGCGTTGACGACGTGATGACTGAGTACTGGAAGTGGCGCCGCCTGATATTTCGGTACCCGACCAGCGAGCATTACCCCTGGCCTGCGCCAGTTCTATATCACATCTGCATTGAACTGCGCCGCCAGAGCACCGATCGCCAGATGATCGAAAGCGAGATGCGCCAGGCCGCCAAGAAAGTGCTTTCAGGTTGGGAAGAGCGAGTAGCCGCTGGCAAGCCTGTTCCGCCAGTTCGCCGCGCTCTCGCCGCCCCGGCTAAGGCCAGCGGCCCAACCCCTGCAGAGATGCTGATGGAGCAGTACAGGCAGCGAAAAGCCGCAGGTCTGGTTTAAGGAGATCCCCATGGCAAAACCAAAAACTCAACGCGAGCGCACCCTGTTCATCGCCTGGATTATCGAGCTGGTGAAAAAGCATGGCCGCACAACGACCAACGATGTCGTCGCCATTTTCGGCCTGCACCGCACCACTGCCGAGAAATACATCCGGGCTGCCGTAGAACAGGGGGAACTTATCCGCCACGGGCGCTGCGGTGTCTTCCGCGACCAGCGGGCAGTTATCGATTTTGACATGGAACGTTACACGCACCGAGGAGCATCATATGAGTGATTCACTGAGCAACAAAGAGCTGGTGGCCGTTGGTCATCAGTTTGCGAAGGCGATGAGCAGCGACACACCGATCATCGATATGGCGAAGATTGTTTCCCGTCTGGCCGAGCGGCTGGACTGCACCACCCTGGCGCTACGGGAAGCGACTAAGCAGCGGGATGCGCTGGCGGCCATGCAGCACCACCACAGCAGAAGGTGAAATAGTTAAGTCTGAAAATTATTGGAAATAAAAACGCCGGGTTTCCCCGGCGTCTCCGCTGCTGTATGGCGAACATGCAAGCATGCTACCCCTCTCTATAGAATTTAAGCCCGGAAGGGGTTTCCTTTTACAGGAGCCCGGGTGAGTTCAAAAATTGGGTCAAGGCTCACCTCCTTAACGACCCAGCCGTACTCAAATTAAGCGGACCCATAATGTATTTCTGACATAGGATTTAATCAAGACAAAAATCATCTCTTGGAGAGCAAATGCAAGACTGTATTCTCCATGAAGGAAATGGCCGCGTCAGATTGATGAAAATCGAAGAGGGCAGGCAGGAGTTGACTATTGCGAGGCCGAATAAAGATTACCATTACGGCTATCAGATTAGAAAATACCATTTGCAGATTGGCAGTGAGACGGGAACGTATTTGATTGCTAGTGAAGGCCCGCTAGGCGTGGACGAAGCAACGGATCTTATTGTGTGCTTAAAGCCAGAGCCAATCTCTATTCAACCGAATTGATTTTGCAAACTCAACCAGCCATAATTCACCTGCGTCCGGCCTGAACACCCGGATGCACCTCGCGCCTGGGAGGGGACTTCTAGGCCATGTTTTATGCTATTAAAGCAGTAACTTATACATTTTGCTTAAGCATTTTCACCTTCTTTGTCATATGCATTATGCTCGGGATGGAGAAAATTGACATGAGTGACATAGCTATAAGTACACTAGGAGGCGTAACTATTGCACTGATTAACTTGATGAAGGTTTTGATCAAGCAACTCAGTCATGTTACGCCTCGCAATAATTAAAAGCCTCCCCAACAGGGAGGTTTTTTTTCGTTCTGAAATACATCCATAAGCCACAATGCCGTCCCGCTGCCGTTCGCTGCCGCGCTTGTACGTGCAAACCTGCCGGAGATGTGCGGGCAACGGAAGGAAGCCGCCTAAAGAACATAGCTAAATTACAGCGTCATCAAAACACACTGAGTGAGTGATTTAGCACAAAGCAACCCGCTACAAGCCAAGGTAATGTAGGGCCTAATACAACTGGGAAAATTTATGAAGAAACCTGTAGCGATTGCAATCTTAATTCTGGTCACAGGCTGCCAGCAAAACCAGAACTCATTTAAATTGGATGACTGTAATGGAAGGTTAGAAAAACAATTTCCCACTATTCCTGCGAAAGCTATTGCACTGAAAGTCGAAGGGATGGTCGTGGTTTCATACATAGTTGGCCTTGATGGCCACCCAAAAGATATCAGGGTCGTCTCCGCTGTACCAAAGGACATGTTTGAGCAAGAAACCTTGAAAGCTGTTCGCGCATGGTGTCTCAAGCCTACAACAACCCCAGCAAAAAGCACGGTTACCTTTAGAATCCATTCCTAGACGGTACTGCCAAAGCAGTGATTTATGAGGTGGCAGCACTGTCAATCATGGCGCGAACTTAATCCCCCCGCATCTAGAAAATCTTGGCCTCCCAGGAGGCCTTTTCATCTCCGTCACCGGCTCGCACAATCACTGATGTAACGCATGATCGATATTACCGATCGATGCAGTGGTATTGTTCTATGAAATCGATTAGATAATAGACACAGCGCGGCAACAAATTACCAACCTGACAAGATGTGTCATCGCGGCAATATACCCTCAGGCGCATGCCTGCCCTGCGTTTGGCAGGGTTGAGAGTTTTCCAATAAGATATTTACCCCAGCACTTTCTCTTCCTCAAAAGTGTTAAAAATATCGGTAAGTTTTTACAGGGGAGTAGCGTAAAAATTTATTCAAATCAAGCGGATGAATGGACTTGCGCAGGCATACATTTCATGTGCATACTTAAGCCAAACGGATAATTACTGTTTATACATACAGTGTTTTGTTGTATGGTTTAAGTGCTAAAGAAAAAAATGAATTTTTCTTCCGGCGAACCTATTAGGAATTTTGCGCCATTTGTTATTTTGGCTCAGTGGAGTGAAGTTCTCCCCGCCGGGAGAGGGTATTTGAGGATAGCAAAGTGAGGGGGTTGATGTGGCTGAGGTCTGTTCCGATGGGGGTGATTATTACGAACTCGTTAGGCGTTCCGACGGAGCGTCTGTGTGTTCGTTTAAACTCCGGCCAGGGGATCGCGTGCTGATAAATTCTGCGGGTGCAGTAGTCGGCCACAAGCGCCTACTGGTGGATGAGCGTGTCATATCACGCGAAACACTGGAAGAGATCGTCAAGGAGTTATCAGCCAGGAATTGACCTTTTTAATACCTGAATAGCATAATGTTTAAATCGGCCTGAACACCCGATAACCTGACAACGATGCGCCACGAAGAGAACTTCCATGGCGCAGTTACAACTCATTAAGCAATCCTCAGGAATCCTGATCCCCGCGACGCCGGAGACCAGCGATTTTCTGCATTCAAAATGTAAGCTCGGCGCCGTGCTGGTGGCCGACTTCAAACAGGTCCGTAACCCAGCTTTCCACCGCCGCTTCTTCGCTCTGTTGAATCTCGGCTTCGAATACTGGGAGCCAACCGGCGGGGCCATCTCATCCAACGAACGCAAGCTGGTGACCGGCTATGCGAGATACCTCGCTTCATACGGCGGGAACGAAGGCGCGCTGCTGGATGCTGCTGAACAGTATCTTGAACGCATCGCCGACAAGCGCACTGGCAGCATCAGCGCCTGCAAGTCCTTCGACGCGTATCGCGCCTGGGTGACCATCGAATCCGGGCATTACGACGCTATTCAGTTGCCTGACGGTACTCTTCGCAAACATCCCCGCAGCATAGCCTTCGCCAACATGGACGAGATCGAGTTTCAGCAGCTCTACAGGGCCGCGCTCGATGTCCTGTGGCGCTGGATCCTGTTACGGGCGTTCAAAGACCAGCGCGAGGCTGAGAACGCCGCTGCACAGCTGATGAGCTTCGGGGGATAACCAGATGGCAAAATCCTGGTTCCACTACACCGAATGCACTACCGAACAGGCCGATGAACTTCAGCGGCAGTACCAGCGACGCGGGATAGCCGTAACGCGCAGCCTCAATCGCGATTATCTTACCTGGACCGTCAGCGTAGAGCGGCAGGAGGTAAAATACCTCGAACCCACGCCGCGGACCTTCCGCCAAAAGGTCTGGGGGTGATCATGGCTAAGAAACCTCGCCGAAAGTGCGCAAACCAAGTATGCCGCGAATGGTTCCACCCGGCTCGAGACGGCCAGGTTGTATGCAGCTACGAATGCGCTACGGCCGTTGGAAAAGAACAGACCAAAAAAGCCCGTGAGGCGTCTCAACGTAAAGAGTTGGTCCAACAGCGCGCTATCGAGAAAAAAGAAAACGCTGCCTGGCGCAAAAGGAAAGCCGCGGTAAAGCCTCTTAAGCACTGGGTGGATCTGACGCAGCGCGCCGTTAACGACATTTGCAGGGAAACCGAACTGGCAGAGGGTAAAGGGTGCATATCATGCGGAACTAAAACAGCATTTGCCTGGCATGCTGGCCATTACCGGACAACTGCTGCAGCCGGGCACTTACGTTTTACTCGTATCAATATCCATCTTCAGTGTGACGTTTGCAACGTCTACAAATCTGGGAACATTGAAGCCTATCGCGCCGCTCTTGTGGAGCACTACGGAGAAGAGCTGGTTCTGGCACTGGAGAGCAACAACACCCCGCATCGCTGGACGGTTGAAGAGCTTGAAGAAATTAGGCTCACCGCCCTGGCAGACTTACGCACGCTGAAAAAACAGGTAGCAGCATGAAACCAGAACTGATCGAATCGCTTCGCATGCGCTGGCTGCGCCTCCGCATTTATCGCCGCCCGGGAACGGTGCTGGTGGACTATCGCATCCTTCGTAACTTTATCCGCATTTACCAGATGGCAGGAGCCGCAGCATGAACCTTGACAACACCGTGAAATACCACTTCGCAAAGTCCACGATGATCAGCGACTCCCCGCGCGCCACCGCATCAGATTCCCTGACCGGTACGGATATCATGGCAGCCATGGGCATGACGCAGGAACGCGCGGCTATGGGGTACAGCGCTTTCCTCGGGAAGATGGGGATTAGCCATAACGACCGGGAGAGGGCGATCGCGCTGCTGGCCGAATACGCGCTGACAAAATGCGATAAAGTTGCTGCGCTGCGCAAGCTGAGCGACGGGGTTAAGCCGCTGGTAATGCACCAGCTAGCTACGTTCGCATTTGAGGACTATTCCCGCAGCGCTGCCAGCGTTAAACAGTGCGATTGCTGCGCGGGACAAGGGTTTATTGAGGCTGACGTGTTCACTATGAAAACTGCCATGCCCAAAAAGGCGGATCTCCCTCCTGACTGGAATGAGGCCAAGATGGCGCGCACTGTGAAACCCAGTATGTGGGAAAAGCGCCGCAACGTCAGAGACCAGGTCAATGTCATATGCCGGAAATGCACCGGTAAAGGAGTTGTCAGCGCAGCCTGTAGCGATTGCCGGGGACGCGGCAAAGCCGTAAACCAGAAGGAAACGAAGAAACAGGGTGTGCCGGTATTCACCACATGTAAGCGCTGCAGCGGACGCGGGTATGAGCGAATCCCATCAACGGAGGCATATGCAGCTGTTTGCCAGATTACGGATGCGATCACCGTCGCCACCTGGGAGAAGTCGGTTAAGCCATTCTACGACCAGCTGATCTCGAAATTCGACATCGAGGAGGCGTGGGCAGAAACGCAGCTCAAACATATAACGCGATAGCACTCACGAAAATAGCTTACGTTTCAACGTGGACTATTTACTTTTCCGGAAACTGTGTTAATTTCATCCCAACGATGGGCATTGTATGTTCACCGTTAAGAAACCCGCCACCGAGCGGGTTTTGTCGTTTTAGGGGCTCCGTTATCCAAAAAGTCTATTAGGCTAAATGGTAGTCATGCCATTTTCACATGATAAACGGAGAGCCTATGACAACAGATACTCGTCCAATTCCGTGGCCGTGGAAAGCGCCATCATCAGTTAAAGAGCTGCTGGGGATGCCCTGTCGGATCATCTCTAAAGAAGATAATTTGATGGCTTTTGCAGGGGATGAGACAGTGCTTATCATCGTGGATGAACAGTCTCGAATCGTTGAGATACGCCAGAAGGACACAAGTTCCACTCAGGAATAGTATCCACGCACATTACAGGGCTCGCTTCGGCGGGCCTTTTCTATTTCAGGCTCCCGGATATCCCCATCACTCGTTTTGTCGTTAATTTATCCGGCGAGCCTGAGTCTTTCACAATGGAAACACCTATGTCCGAACCACTATCCGGCAGCGCCACGGCGCATGCAGCGGTTACGACTGCCACGTTTGCCGGGTTTTGGGCGAACACTGAGGCTGGCGTAATACTCGGGGCGCTGGCCGGAGCGCTCATCTACGTTCTTACATCCCACAATCTCAGCGCAATAGAGCGGGTGCTGTTTGGCGTGGTGTCATTCATCTCAGGTATCCTGGGTGCGCCGACGGCAACACGATTTATCAACAGCATTGTTGGGCAATACATCCCCGGCACCGAGGGTTCCGGCATCCCTGAATCACTGGGAGCCATGATTGCTGCTGCATCGATGATCACCATCGTCCTCGCCATCAAAAAGCGTGCTGAGAAAAAGGCGGCAGAGGAGGGGCAATGACTCCATTCATTATGCTGCAGTTGCACGCTGTTGTTGCTCTGGTCACCGGGATCCTGATTGCTGGCTATAACCGGGGCCAGAGCCGTCACAAATGGTATTACTCAACGCTGGCTTACTTTCTGGCTCTGGCGTTCCTCTCTATCCCGATCCGTATCTGGGTGGGCAGTTACCCCGTCATCGACCGTTCAGAGCTGGTGGTCAACATCGGCTTTATGGTGGTGATGATCATCTCCCGCGGGAATATCACCGGCAAAAGGAGTCAGGCGTGACCAAAGACAGCATCTTTAATGCCATCCTCGGTAAAGAGGGCGGCTACGTGGATCATCCGAATGACAAAGGGGGACCGACGAACTGGGGCATCACTCAGGCTACGGCGCGCGCCCACGGCTATACCGGTGACATGCGTAACCTGGCTCGCGAGCAGGCTCTGGAAATCCTCGAGGCTGATTACTGGTATGGTCCACGCTTCGATCAGGTGGCCAGTGTCTCCCCGGCTATTGCTGCCGAACTCTGCGATACCGGGGTGAACATGGGGCCATCGGTACAGGTTAAGTGGTTCCAGCGCTGGCTGAGCGTATTCAACAACCAGCAGCAGCTCTATCCAGACCTGATCGCCGACGGCCAGATTGGCCCTCGCAGCATCAGCGCGCTGAAGTCCTTCCTGGCAAAACGCGGAAGCGAAGGGGAAACAGTATTGCTCCGCGCACTGAACTGCAGCCAGGGTCAGCGATACCTCGAGCTGGCAGAGCAGTGCCCGGCAAACGAGTCATTCGTGTATGGCTGGATAAGAGAGCGAGTAAGCCTATGACGAAGCTGAAAGCCATTCTGTTCGCAATTGGATTCGCCGTATTGCTGGTGCTGGGTGCTTTCGGCCTGGGCAGTATGCGTGGACGAGAGAAGGCAGAAGCCAAAGCTTATAAGCAGCGTACCGACGAGAACGCCGCCGCCACTGAGACAGCAGCTGAACGCCGGGTAGAAGCAACGAAAGAGGCCAGCAATGTACAGCAGACTGTTAACCATATGCCAGATGACGATGTTGATCGCGAGCTGCGCGGAAACTGGACCCGCAAAGGTTGAAGTCATCGACACCGGCTGCGACTGGGTGAGTGTGATTCGTCTCACTGAGCACGACATCGAGGTGATGGATCGCCAGACGAAGAAAGACGTGCTGGCGCATAACAAATCGTGGCAGGCGAACTGCCGGGCGAATGAATACCCGGCCTCGTGATTGCGGGCTTGTGTGAAACAGAAACATTACAGCGAGGTGTTTTATTATGAAAAAAGAAGACCAAGGGTTTATCTCGGTTGTTAACTCCCCGTCTGAAGTTAAGAACTTCTTCGTGGGGAATACAATCCCGAAAGAAGGTGAGGTGCTTGAGCTGGTGGTTGTCAAAAGCGAAACTGCCGATGACTCATGCGCATTGGTGCTTAAATTGCGGTCAGTTCAAAAATAAAACGAACCAATTGATGCATGGAATATTTTGCGTGTGAATTGATGCGCCTCATCAATTATTCTGGTGGATGAATTCATTATGATTTTTCACTCACCGGTATTGGAGCAAGTCGATGCATCAAACTTTAGCCAACGCAACCTTTCAGGTCATTGCGGGTGGATCACGCGGCAGTGGTTTTAGCTTCATAAGTGAAGACATTGTTATAACAAATTTTCATGTAGTAAAAGGCATAGTGGCATTTGTGAATGGAAAGGTGTCCGGAGTCCTGCAGTTGCGCTGTGAAGATGACGTCATACTACTCGCCGACATTATTGTGGTGGATGAACGCAATGACTTTGCTGTACTTAAACTGAAAACAAAATTACCAGAGAATCGAGTGGTTCTTCAGCCCCTTGATTCTTTTAAACCTGCTCGCGGGAAAAAACTGGTTTTTGCAGGATATCCTCATGGAATCCCTCACCTTCTTGCCCACGAAGCCATTTTGTCAGCTCCATTGGAAAACCATAAGTTTTATCTAGATGGCATGGTGAACGGTGGAAACTCAGGTGGGCCAATTATTGATGCAGATTCGGGACTAGTTGTTGGGATAATTACTGCGCGACGTTATGTGAATGGTGAAAAAGCTAAGGCGTTAGAGGCCGAGGTGGCCGAATTGCGTGGGCAGTTGAGCAGTGCCTCGAAAAACATTTCAGTAGCTATTATGGGGGTCGATTTTGGGCAAATGGCTGACATGTTCGGCCGATCCCTGCAGGTCATCACAGAACTAATGGATCTTAATGCTAACTCTGGGATAGGTGTTGGCTACCCTATATTCCCTGTTATTGAGGCTGTAAAACAACAACAGCGAACTTTCATAACTAAATTCTAACATTTTCATTAACTTATTTAATTGGCTGCCATTCTAAGATGGCGGCTTTTTTATTGCCATCACCATGGGCAGACCCATCGTAATGGCTATAGGGGATAAATCATAAATACCCTCTACAGGGGATAAATGGAGTAATCATGGCGCTGGATCCACAAGACAAAGCCCGATACCTGATGTTCAAAGGCGCTTTAAGCGAATTGCCGGAAGCGAACCGCGCGAAGATCGAAGAGACCTCCGAACGCATTCTGGCAATCATGTTAGAAGACATGGAAACAGGTGGCCCCGCGGTATCACTGGCCATGTTCAAGGCACTGGAAAAGGAATAACGATTTATGGCAAAACCGGACTGGGGCGTGCTTCAGCAACGGTTCCTGTCCGACCATGCCGTAACCGGCGTATCACCGAAGGAGTGGTGTGAAGCGCAGGGACTGAATTATGCAACCGCACGCCGACACATCAAAAAGCCAACTGCGCAAATTGCGCAAAAAACTGCGCAGAAGAAAGTGCGCACTGCGCAAAAGGAAAAGTGCGCAGATGAACTGGTTGATGATGATGGCTTGACGGACCAGCAAAGACTGTTCGTCGCAGAATACCTTAAGGATCGCAATGCCACACAGGCAGCTATCCGGGCGGGGTACAGCAAAAAGACAGCCAACGAGCAGGGTGCAAGGCTGTTAGCAAAAGTTAGTGTGGCTCAGGCTATTGCGCAGCAGCAGAAAGCGTCCATAGAGCGCGCGCTTGGTAGTGCCGATGAAGTTCTCTCCCAGATGTGGCAGCTCGCCACCTTCGATGCAAACCAGCTTTCACAGTATCGTCGCGGCGCCTGCCGTTATTGCTGGGGCTTCGGTCATCACTACCAATGGCGCGATGCAGTCGAATTCGACGAGGCGCTGGCAAAGGTTGAAGGCAAGGAGGGAGTTAAACCTCCTGAGGACCCAGGCGGTTATGGCTACGACCACAACCGGGAGCCTAATCCTGATTGTCCACGCTGCAATGGCGATGGAATAGGACAGCCATACTTCGCGGATACCCGGAAACTTCCTCCTGATGCTGCCCTGGCTTATTCCGGCGTGAAGCTGGGTAAGAATGGCGTTGAGATAACAGCCATAAGCCGCGAGCGCATGTATGAAGCCGTGATGAAGCGGCTTGGCCTGGCCGATAGCGAGTTTGCGCAGCGTCTGCAGCAGATTGAAATCGAACGTCGGCAACTGGAAGTGGAAAAACTCCGCAAAGAGCTGGCAGCCGATCCTGATGATGATGTTCCTGCGCCAGTGGCAATCAACATTAACGTGGTAGACGCGAGGGTTCGTGATGATAGCGCCGACGCTTAACGTTCCCCAGGCGCGCTTCCTCGCAATGCCGCATAAGTTTAAGGCCTATGTTGCCGGGTTCGGTTCCGGTAAAACGTGGGTTGGCTGCGGCGGCATCTGCAAGGGGATGTGGGAGTTCCCCAAAATCAACCAGGGCTACTTCGCGCCGACCTATCCGCAGATCCGTGACATCTTCTACCCGACAGTGGAAGAGGTGGCTTTCGACTGGGGCATGAACGTCAAAATCAACGAGGGGAACAAAGAGGTTCACTTCTACGCCGGGCGTCAGTACCGCGGAACGACTATCTGCCGTTCGATGGAGAAGCCAGGCTCTATTGTCGGCTTCAAAATCGGCAACGCGATGGTTGATGAACTGGACGTTATGGCTGCCGCAAAAGCGCAGCAGGCATGGCGAAAAATCATCGCTCGTATGCGCTACAAGGTTGACGGCCTGCGTAACGGCATCGATGTGACCACCACGCCAGAGGGCTTTAAGTTCGTCTACCAGCAGTTTGTTAAAGCTGTGCGCGATAAGCCTGAACTGGCGACGCTGTATGGCCTGATACAGGCCTCAACGTTCGATAATGAAGCGAACCTTCCCCACGATTACATCCCTTCGCTGATGGACTCCTATCCGCCAGAACTGATTAAGGCGTATTTGCGCGGGAAATTCACCAACCTGACCAGCGGCACCATCTATCACCAGTTCGATCGCCGACTGAATAACTGCACCGATGAGGAGCAGGCAGGTGAGCAGCTGTATATCGGCATGGATTTTAACGTTGGCAAGATGGCAGCCATCGTCCATGTGCTGCGCGACGGAGAACCGAGAGCTGTACGGGAGCTGGTGAAGGTTTATGACACGCCAGCGATGATTAAGCGCATCCAGGAGGAATTCTGGCGCTATGAGGGCGGACGTTACGTCGCCTCTCGTCAGATTTACATCTATCCCGATGCTTCCGGCGATTCGCGCAAATCGAACAACGCCAGCGCCACGGATATCGCGCAGCTCAAACAGGCCGGGTTCAGCGTGGTGGTGAACGCCGCCAACCCGCCGGTAAAAGATCGCATTAACTCCATGAACGCCATGTTCTGCAACGGCAACGGCGATCGCCGCTATAAAGTCAACGTGACCCGCTGCCCGGTATACACCGACAGCCTGGAGCAGCAGGTATGGGCGGCGAACGGCGAGCCGGATAAATCAGCCGACAACGATCACCCCAACGATGCTGGTGGGTATTACATCGTGAAGCAATTCCCGATCATCAAACCAACCGGCAAAGTCACCAACCTGCGGATTTAACTCCATGACTGATATTTCAACACCCAATCTGGACTATGGGAACATGGTGCAGGCGTGGGACATTAACGATGCCC